CATGTTCCCTCCTTGGACACCACATCGGACTTGTGCCGCAGCTCCCCAGAATTTGTTTGTCTTTGTTCAGACAAATCCGAATTCTCCACGCCCGGACGTCGGCCGCCTCTGGCGTGTAATGATGTTTGCATCCCTCGCAGTGCGGGATCGACTCCTCGATCTTTTCGTCCATGCGCTGGCAGTAGGTGTACAGGCCGTGGATTCTCGCCGGGAATCCGGATGCTACCAGGCTTTCTGTGACCTCTTTGTAATTCATCCCTACCGCCAGCATGTCTATGATCTCTTTCTTCTTGGCGTCATATTTTGATCTCTTTCTCATTCGCCCCAGTTCTCCTTTAAAAACTTCCGGATATATTCACTATCCCAAACAGTATCCATATCATCCGCGTGATTCTCCAGCAGTTTCCGGGCTTCTTCCTGCGTCTCCGCGAAGCCTACCAGCCTATCAGCGTCTCCGCAGACTTCGCAGTAGAGCGCCTCCCACGGAAGCTCTTCACTTAACACATACAGCCCGCCCATGTGTGATTCATAAATATACATGCTCTAATCCTCCTCCCACGGCCAGCACCAGCCTACATCTTCATGTCCGCACCGGATACACCGGCTTTTTATCAAACAGGCGTTGGGATATACCCCTTCGTTTGGACCGTGCTCATAATTGTCCGATACCCGGAAGCTTGTCTCTGTGGCAATGATGATCGCCGGTTCCCGGGATACCTCCCTGTATAAGTGCCTAACTGATATCCCATACCTCAGCCAATCGGCTATGAATATCATCCAGCAGATTAATCTTTTCACTTTTTATCCTCCTTCGGATACCTGTACGGATTCCTCGCGCAGGTGTTGTAGTATTTACATTTTTTCGTACATGGCTTGTACTCAAAGCCGCAGAGTTTTTCTTTTTCGTTCACAGTCAATTCCCTCCTCGCTTCAGCTTGTCGCGTCTCAACAGGTCCTGTCTGAACACTCTTACCAGTTCAGCCGCGAACTCCGTTTTATATTTCTCCACAAACGATTCTTCTGCCTTAACCACGGCAGCCCAATATTCATCCGTATATTCCGGCTCCCAGAACGATTGACACAAATTCCAATAGTCCTGAAACATCTGCCATTCTTCGGAGCCTTTCAGGAATCTCTTTTCTGCCATATGTCACCTCACTGAAATGGGCAGTCATCGTCCTTCTGCGCAGCCCACTCTCTGGCATGTTCAACAGTTTCCTCCGATTCCACAAACTGCATCAGATCGCCTTTGAAATCAAGCACAATCTTTCCCGTGCCGCCCTGCCGCTGCTTCTCTACCTTCAAGCCTTTCCTGCTCCTGTCTTCCTGCGACAAATTCCACATCAGCATGATTACACTCGCGTCCTGCTCAATGTCTCCCGCTTCCCGTAGTTCGGCCATTGTCGGCTCCCGCGTCTCTTTCATCTCCGACACTCGGTTAAGCTGTGACAGAGCAATGATCGGTATATTCAGCTCCATCGCCAGAGCCTTGATTGCTTTTGAAATTGCCCCGACCTCCGCATACCGATTACCCCGATAGGTCTTGTCCGAGCGTAAAAGCTGCAGATAGTCAATGATGATTACGTCGTACTTCATATGCCTGCTCTCTGTCCGGATCTCGCTCACGGCCTTACTTCCGGTGGTTATGACTATATTGTCTCTCCCGGCGAGTACTTCATTTGCCGCACGGAACCGTTCTTCTTCGTCACCCAGAAATTTTACAGCCCGCCGCAGCCTTGTAAGGCTTATTCCACTATGGGATACAATGAACCGCTCATAGATTTGTTTCTCCTGCATTTCGAGATTAAAAAACCCGACCCTCTTTCCCCTCTTTGCGAGATTTGTCGTTATCTGTGTTACCAGCGCCGACTTGCCAACCGCTGGCCGAGCACCAATCACTATCATGTCACCGCCCTCAAGGCCGCCCAGAATGTTATCCAGCCTCGGAAAGCCAAGATACATCTTTTCCTCCACGTTATCCCGGAAATATTGAGCCTTGTATTCCTCCGTGATCTCCGACAGCGTCTTAGACGATACCCACCGATTATCCTGCAGCGCCTCCAGTTCATTTATCAGCTGCCGGATCTGATCTTCGACAGTCGTCTCGCTCGGCAGTGTGCCGCGCAAAAGCCTGTTCAGCCTGCTTGCTTTATACCCTCGCACAACCTCCTCCGCGTGTTCCTTTATCATCAGGCTTGTTGTGGTTTTCAAAACACAGTCCCTTATTTCTTCCTGTACTTCCCGGAGCGGGATCCCGCAGCCGGATGCCATCCTGTTCTGAAGAACCACCGGATCTACCTTGGATTGCTGCTCATATCCCGCCATGAAGAAGTAATACATCCGTCCCAAAAGCTCATTCGCGAACATTTCCGGTTCAAGAATGTTGTATATCTTCCCCATTGCATCATTGTCAATCAACAATGCGCCTATCACATTTTGTTCTGCTAAATAACTCATTCCAATCCCTCCACGTAATCAAGAAGCTGCCTACCCATTAAAGTATCAAAATTCTTCCAGTACTGATAATCGTCCTGCCCGGATTCTTCCTGCTGCCGTATATATTTCTTTACTGCCAAATAAATCTGCCTGTTGGTCAGGCGGTATTTCTTTCCGCCTACATTCTTTCCGGATTTTGACACCCAGAGCTTATAATTCGCAAACGCTACGGTCTTACCCTTCTTCTTTGGATACAGGGCGTAGATAACTTCAAAGTCCTTACGCAGCTGCTCGTCCCTGTCTGGCTCGTGCGGTTCTTCCGCACAAATATTATTTTCTTTACTCTCCTTTACTCTACTTTTCTTTTGTATTAGTGAATGGTCATTCTCTCCGAGTGAATCCGTATTTTCTCCTAGTGAATGGCTATTCTCTCCGAGTTTTTCACTATTTTTCCGTACAAAAATCACACCCTGATAGTCTATATCTTTTGACTTATCAAGTAGCCAATAGTCCTCTACTATCTCCGCTCCTCTTCGATTTTTCGATTTCAGAACCACGAGATAGCTTTTTTGGATACCCCTACTGGTAAGCACTCCCCACTCGTCAAACAGCCCTTTATCAAAAAGACCAATCTGCAAGCAGTAGTCCACAGTCTCTTTGACTGTACCGGAACCCACGCCCCCGCCCATCTTCCTTGCGGTCGTTGCACAGAGATCGTAGCCCCATTCGTAATAGTACCCTTCGCTTCCGAATGCCATCTGACAGAGGTAAAAATAGATTCCAAACCCAATCCACCCCTGCGCATCAAGCAGTTTGTCGATTTTTGTATCATTAGAGAAAATATCCACAGACCATCCAGCGTAATCAATTCGCTTTCTTGGTTTCCCTGCCATTTTTTCTTCTCCGTTCCCGATACTCTTCGTATGTTTTATCTCTTTTCTGCCTATTACATCGAACACACGAAGTAACAAGGTTTTCTATTTCATCACTACCACCCTTTATAAAAGGTATTTTGTGATCAACTTCTAAGCAATCGCCCCTTTTCCCACAATAAACGCATGTAAAATCATCTCTTTCAAACACCACCTTTCTCCTTTTTGACCACTCAACAGGATCGTATTCAGACATACGTTTTCTTTCTGGATAAACGTACCCATCTTCATAAAACAACGAAACAAATGCCCCAAGCCCTATGTTTCCGAGTTTTGTATATGCACAATACAGATACTCTCTAAACATGTCTTCTTTGTCTTCAAGAGCCCTTTTTAAAAATTGGCCTTCTTCTGTTTCGTCAAGTACTCTATCCACAAAACGTCTGCTCATATATTCATCCAATGCTTTGTTTGGTCTGCCTGCCATTTCCTCCTCCTGTCAATATGTCCTGTTATATGCCTCGCGCATCTTCCTGCGCTTATACAGGATTGCCCGCCCACGGCTTAACCCTTGCCGGTCGTATTTGTTATACTCCATGTTCTCTTCCGGTATGTAGGGCCTTGGGCGATAGTATCCATTCTTCCCGCTGATAATACAATCGCCGGAAATATTCGCTTCCTCTATAAGCTGCCTGAAAATCCGGTCTGTATGGCTATTTGCGGGCCGCTTCACAGCGTTATGCGCTCCCGTCCCTATCTGGCGGAAAAGCCGCTCCGCGTCTGCTCTGTTGCTCATCGTCATCCTCCTTTCTCCCGGGGCATCGGCCCCGGGAATAGACAATCTAAGAAACTATCATGGCTTACACAAGCCGGTTCGTGATATATTACATTCCCTCATGGGGAAGGCATGACAATTCTTCAATCTCCACTTCGATCCTCGGTATTCCGGACGTATAGAAAAACTCATGTGTCAATCTGCTGCCGTCCACATGCGACGGTGAATCATCCGGTATCACGCCGCATTTTTGGAGCGCGTCTTCAATCACCTTATCAGCAAAGGCGTGTATGTTCATGTGGTCGCGTTTCTGGCCTTTTTCCGGCTCATAATACCGGTAATGCAGAGTGATGAGCCCTGCGCACTTTTTTCCCCGCAGTGAAACCCTGAGCGCATCACAGGCAATCTTTTCGTACTTGCTCTTTATTCTGCCGCCTGCTTTTGGGTTCCTGCCAAGTTCGTGTATGTAATCATTAAGGCTTGGGAAGGTCTTTTCGTTCTTCCAGTACCGACCCTCAATCGTGAACATCACAGATAGCTCACCCCATATCTTTTCCGGAACGCCTCTCTGGATTCATCCTCCGTCATCCCCTTGGCAACTGCGTGTTTCTCCCAAGTCAGCTGTCCGCATATCTTGGAGAGCTTCTCCGCCATCGGATTGTCATGGATTCTGGAGGATACCGGGGATCCCATTGTATGGCAGTTATTGCATACTGGGCCTTTCACGCCGTCCTCTTCTGCCAGATTACGCTTGCCGCTCCCAAACAGAAAATGGTGGGGGATTGTCGTGGGCCTGCCGCAGAACATGCAGTTTTCCGTGTATT